CCCTTCAGCAGTGGCCTTTGAACCGTCGGATGCACGGATATTAAACTCTTTCATCGCGTCCCCGACTTTGTCTAGGGAGAACGACCCTGCTTGTGCCCCAGCTATTAATATTCCCATGGCTTGGTCAGCGGAAAGCCCCATGCTTACGAATTGAGATGCATACTCATTCAATGTATCTAATAACTCGCCGCTATAGTCTCCGCCCTTTTGGAATCCAACAGTTATCAGATCAAGTGCGTCCTGTCCGGAGATGCCAAAGTTTTTCATCATGGTCCCGGCTGCCTTTGTGTTGTCCGCTACTTCCGAGCCAAACACATCGGCAATGGTCATGGCTCCTTCGGTAACTGCCTTGAGTTCACTATCGGCTAATCCGGCCATATTTTTCTTGACTGTGTCTACAGCCTCATTGACCTCTTCAATGTTCTCCCCGAAGCCATCAACCCAGACTTCTTTTGCAACTTCTCCTAGCTTTTCAGCTTCTTCGGCTGTTATTCCGAGGGATGCTTGCAGTTTACTCTGCGCGTTTTGAGCGTCAATGGCACCCTTGAGCATTAACCCGCCGGCCGCGACAATCGGCGCAGAGATCGCGACAGACATTTTCTCTCCTGCACCTTTTACTTTTTCACCGACGTTCTTAAGTTTATCAGCGTTACTTTCGGCGGCGTCTCCAAGGCTATCGAGTTCATCGACTGTGCCGGCAATCTGGTTTTCAAAACTCCTGAGTTGTTGCTCTGTGGCGGCGATTTCTCTAGAAAATGCGCGATAAGCCCCGGCCGATATTTCACCCCTAGCAAACTGCTCGTTGACTTGCTCCTGTGCTGCGCGTAGACGATTTAACTTCTCAGAGGTGTTTGCCACGGCATCAGTAAGTAATTGCTGTTTTTGGGCAAGGAGTTCTGTATTTGTCGGATCTAGCCTTAAAAGGCGTTCTACCTGTTTAAGTTCTGATTGGATACCGCGACTTGCCTTATTTACGTCCGCCAGGGCTGATGTGAGACCGGTTGTTTCAGCTCCAATGACCACGCTAATCCCCTTGATAGTTTCTCCTGCGATGACGTTCACCCCCTTTTAGGCATAAGAAAAGCACCCAGATATCAAGGTGCTTTGCTTGTGTCTAAATTAATGCCCGAGAGGGCCTAACGACCCTCTCGATTAGTTAGCGTAGAATGCGTTTATATCTTTCTGATTAGCTTTGCGCGGCTTATTATTAGATTTCCCCAGGTAAACCCCAGCATAATCAAAAAGGTCACTTACTCGGAAGAGGTTAATCTCATCGAATGAGAGTCCGGATCGCTTACCAATTGCCAATATTTCCAAATCTAAACGTTCAGGATCTCGATTACTTTTTGATTTGGAATCCTTTTTTACCTCTACGAAAGAAACCATCCGCAGCTTCCTCCATGGCTGCGGAAAGAAGAGTCGGGTCGGAGAAATCAAAACCTGTAAGACTAGAAAGCCAATCTTCAAAACTTGGGAATTTTTCAGGATGAGCATCAGCCTTCGCCATCGCCCAAACGAGTTGTAGTAGGGCAACGCTATCCAGCTTGGATGGGTCTGTTTTTATCGCTTCCATCTTCGTCAGATCACCAAGCAGGTCAGACCTGAATTCCTGCCTGTAATAAAGTAAGGCCAGAGGCGTTGCTCTGACCCGAACGGTTTGTTCACCGATATTTAACTCTTTCATAGGTCCTCCTTACGCGAATGATGGAAAATATACAGCGTTGAAGAACGCATTGTAAACCGCGGTATTTGCCGCAGAAAGTTCCATTGTACCTTTGACTACTTTTTTACCGCCAATTTCAATCGGGAATACGGTCAGATTCAGCACATCTGTATTAGGTTCAATAGATTCACCTTTTGTCTTTTCCTCTTTGGATGGTCGACTAGCTTGGCAGTCGTAATTAACAAAGCGTCGATTCTTTTCGTCGCCCTCTACCTCTCCTAATAGTGCGAACCGTTTAGGTATGCCATCTGCAATTTCGACGACCATCCCATTGTCATCGATTTCCCATCCAAGCATTTCAATAAGTATGATGTCCGGCACTAGGGCCAACTCTAGTTCGCCGGTATAACCATTATTGGACGTAATGACGAAGTATGGCATGTTGTCGGCATAGAAAGTTGACTCCTGCCCCTGCGCAGTCGGAGTCCATCGGACAGCTCCAGGGATAGCTATGGGTACGCCCCAACCGGTTGAGCCCGCAGTCACATTAGTTGATGCTCCAACAGTAACGCCAGTTGCCCCAGGAGTGAATGCGATCGCTAGTGTAGCATCGTTTGCCGCAACAACCTTAGCGGTTAAGGTAATAACCCCGCCGATCTGACTTGCTGCGAAATCTTCGCTGACCGCAGCGTTGTTGTTTAGTGTATTACAAACTACACTCGCTACCTGACTCACGGTTGCGTGTGACTCTGCCGCCAGTGCGACCTTAATCGCTAAGGGCGAACCCACTACAACACCAGACGTGACCGTTACGGTTATCTCGCCATCTGCAGAGCATCCCGCGGTGACTTCGATAGATTCTACTTGCGAGACGCCCTTGAAGGCAACGTGGACTTTTTCGAGGCCAAAAGTAACTTTATTCAATTAGTTAACCTCCTATCAGTTGTATTGCATAGATCACCTGAAACATTCTCTCTGAGCTAATCCACATCTCTGATCTCAAGTACGGTAGGCGCAACTCTTTAAGTTTGTCCTGGACTAACTTCTCAGTGGTAGGATCCTTCTTCGCCGTGTAGAGTTCAACGTCGAAGCTGCTGATCTCTACGTAATTTTGATTGTCTGCCTTAAGATCATCACCGTTTGTGAATTGGTACGTAATAAACGGCGGGGAGGGCGCAGGATTTTCAGGAGTGGAGACAAACTCGCTGTAGGCCACCGGCATACCAAGGTTTTTTAGGGCTGTGAATAGTTCAGTTTGTGTCATGCCCCACCACGCCGCTCCCGAATCTCCAATTGGCTTACGAGTTTGATTTTGCGCGGCAATTGTGCAGGGTTTACCATTTGAATGATGCGCATGATCTGTTCTTCGGCCAACAGGATTTCATTTGTTTCTTTGTTGTAACCAATTGCGCCAGCGTTCCGCCAATCAAAAAGATCGTAAATCTCTGTGGCCTTGTTGTACTTATCGCATTTATCACAACTGGTAACCTGCACTCCGACCATGAGACTATTCTTTAAGTCATCAACCATATCTAACCACCCCTACTAATGATCCCATAGATCTGTTCTTGCAACTTATCAACGTACTTTTGCTCTGCCGGCCCAACGTGCGGATAAGCTTGTACCCTGCCTCCGCCTCTTTTTGCATGGCCTTTTTCAAGTAAGTGGACTGTGCGATAACGCGCGGGATTCCAAATAATATTTCTATTCAACCCTCGCATCCCACGCCTTTTATCCTTTACAATCTTCCACCCCTTTGCGTAATCAGGGCTGAACCCCCTAGAATTAGCCTTAATCTCTGCGAGACATTCCTTGGCGGTCGTGTCAACCGCTTCGCTAACAGCCTCGCTGACTTCTTCAGTGTAATCTTGGACCGCCCTAGCTATTCTATTGGCTAGTTGGTCAATCCTTACGCTATTCATCGCCAGTCACCCTTTCGCAGGAGAGACGAACCTTTTCTCCGCGTCCCTCGGTGCGTATGATTCGGTAGGGGATGGAGTTATGTTTAAGTTTCTCTTCACCTCGGTATTCCCTGGTATAGATTTCAAATCGTTTGGTTGGGCGAAGGCCCGTTACTGCGGCATTATAAAACTCACCTGATCCGACCGAGAGTTCTTCAGCAAATACTAGGCGTTCGACTGGTGTCTTGATCTGATTACCGATGTTATCCGTGATATTGGGATCAATGATTACGCTGATTAAAAATACCGCTTGATCTGGTCTACTCATCCAGTATACTCACCACCCTAAGTCGTAAATCCTATCACCTTATGTTCTATGATCTGTCCATTATGGGCGATTATATCCTCCACTACTATTGCGTATTTTGTTGCAGGATCCAAGTTATCGCCAGGTTTTAATGTAAGTTTCTTACCCGTAATATCAAGTTCCGACGCTATGGCGATCGGTTTCAGCGCGTCATAAGTAAGGATACTGACTGCGTAGCTTTTAACCCTATTGCTGAATGTCAATATCGGCTGCATGTTCACGGGGACATTAGTTTCTCCATCCGTTGGATTACTCGATGCAGTTAGCACCAAGCTTCCTGCGGTCAGCTGACTAAGCAGGGAATAGAAAACGGGAGAGGATTTAATTTCCCCTCCTCCAGAGTTCCATAAATCTGCTACACCCATAACGATTACCCCAATGGCTAAGTCGTCATTCATCATCTCATCAGATACACCAGCGTGTTTCATAGAGGATTTTATGGCCAGGAGCTTAGATGCAAGGAGTCTGTCAAATTCCGTGCTTCCAGACTGGATCCCTAACCCAGCTTTGCATTCAATTAATAATTCTGCATCCGTCATTTACTCACACCTACACAATCATGTAGGCATCGACAACCTTACCATTTAGGGCTGTATTCAGATCTATTGTGTTGCTCTCAATGGCTGTCGTGCTGGTCGTTACTGTCGCAGCGGTTCCTTCCAAGGCGTTATCGTGATAAGTTTTCAGGACTGTATTATGGGCGAGCTTATAAGGCAGGCCCAATACATCATTCCAACCAACAGATACGATGTCATAGGGCACTCCTGCGGTTGTATTCGCGGATGCGGCCGCAGTTGTTACGCCAGTGCAGGTTCCGTCGGCAAGTGCGATATTCAGGGTGCCATCATTCGCGAGTGGGGTTAATGCAGTTATGATAATTTTATCCGTCGCTCCAGAAACGGCGAATAGTGCAATCACTGCGGCATCAGCAGCCAATGCGACCCTGATTTTTCCTGCTATAGCAGAGGCGTCATCTCCAGCTACACCTGCTGTCGTGTTGGCCGATGTGGCAGCGGCAGTTAACCCTGTGCAGGTACCGTTATCAATCGATACGTTCATTGTTGTGTCGTTAGCAGTTGCGGCTTTTCTTGTCAAGATAATGACCGCATCCGATCCGCCGATGGTAAACCATGCGGCTATGCCGGCGTTGAGTCCCATGTCGGTCTTTATTTTTGCGGCCACCTGTGCGGCGGTGTCATTGTTAGCTACTGCTACGGCTAATGTAACGGGAGATCCGGTCATACCCGCGGCAGTGACGATTACCGTTGCGTTACCTGCACCAGCTGCTCCAATTGTTCCGACCACAGTGGCTGTTTCAGCTTGGAGAGTGCCTACGACGGGCACAAGTATTGTCTTTGGGGATCCAGTCATGCCGTTTGCGGTAACTACTACGGATGCATTCCCTGCGATAGTAATAGTACCGGCAGCAGTGGCGGTTTCGACTTGCGCAACCGGGGTATGCACTTGGACAGGAAGGCCAACGCCCGTAATGTCCTTAAATGCTTTAGCGCCCTGAACAGTGGTTGTTCCGTTTAAGGCGAAAGTTTCAGTTATAACTTCGTTAGCGTAATTTTTACCCGTCACGACAACGTTTCCAGTTATCCCTGCGACATTGCCAACGATACTCAAGGCCCTTGGTACCGCCGGATCAGTGATGCCAGTAGTTTTTGTCTGCGTAGCAACGCCGAGATTCGCAGACATGACTCCTGCAGAACTCGCGGCAACGGCGGCAGTGGCAGATACTTGGAAGTGGGCTAGGAATGCTCGGTCAATAGAGATACCGGGTACGTCTGTCTTTATGTTGCAGTTTTTCGGGTTTAATCCTGTTCTCATGTAATTACCACATCCCCCTCTAGCGTTATAGCAATTGATCATCCCGATAAGAAATGTTCAATTGCTATATGGTCATGATTTACAATTACCTGTTTAACTACGACTTTTTGACGCGAAGGAACCCGTTCTTTGCAGTCACATTGCCGCCACAGAAGATTGATCCACGATGAGCGATCATGCCTTGTTTGAACTTGTAATCCGTAGACCGCTGTACTTCCAAATCCGAGAAAACAGCTAAGGTGTAGTTTGAAAGAGGACCATAAGCCATAGCGTAATCGCCAGAATTGCTTGTTGCTGCAGTTACCGCCTTGCATGCGCTATTGATAACAAAAGGTACATTGTCAATAGTTCCGGTGTTGCCCCTGTTTACTATGGTGTATATCTTTTTCCCATCAGCATCTCGTAAGGTAGCGAAAGCTTTTAGGTCTAACTTATTTAGCACCAGTACGGCTACATCCTCGACATCTTCATCCCCGCCAAAAGAATAGAGAATTTCATCCAATGTAGTCTCATCAATCGCCGCGATAGAAACGTCAGTTGCTATATTGATTGCCGTTGCTGCCGTTGAGAAGATACCCGCTAGATGGTTGGCGGCACCGGTCCCTACTAATATTTCCTTAGTGATCTTCTTGCGGACCGACTTAGGCACTGATCTCATAATGACGGCATCGTAATCAGCTGCAGCTAGCCGCGTTACCTCCTCAGAATCTTCGCTATACGCGGTTATCTTAGCCTTCGTCATATCTGCGTAACCAAAGGTCTGGTCCGCATCAGCAAAGTCGCTACCTTCAGCGGCATAGTCACCTTCAGCGACACCAGTTTCGTATGGTTGCCTAAAGGATTCTCCTCCAGGCAACGGCTTTTGGTTAACACGGTCAATAATGCTCGATACTTCGTTAAAGGTGGTTTTGATATCAGTAGCCTGGTGTGCCTGTATAGCTATACTGGAAGCCCCCACAGTCACTGAGCGCATTTCCTTTAAGTCCTTGCCGCGTTTTTCTGCTAGTTCGGCGGATTCTTTATCTCTTTTCTCGGGACCTTCTTGTGATTGCCCGCCGGAAACTCCGTAGGTACCAAGAATATTGAGTGTTCCGACTGGTGCGCTGCGTTGTTCTCCAGTCGGTGCAGGTGCGCCGGATACGCCAGTTGTTCCAGGCTTAGGTTCGCTGCGGAATTCGCCTTCGGGTGGTGTTCCTGTACCAGGTGCGGCATCATCAGGCATCGCGTCAATCATGCTACGGAATTCGGCAATTTCAGCGTTCAGTGTATCCATCTCTAATCCGATGGAACGAACCTCAGCGACATCAGTTGAGGCATTGCTCCTTGTGTTTAGCTCAGCTTTTCTCGCCTCTTTAGCAGCCAGCATGGCTAATAGTTTCTTTTTCATATATCTCACCTTAACCCTTTCATTCTGTTTTGATTTTTCAGCTTTTCCAGTTCAAGTTCCTGCCCGTTTTTAGAGGTATCCACCTTCGACCGAGCATTATCCAATGCTGCTTTATCCACACTATCCAGTGCTTCGTCACGGGCTGCCATTATGTTAGTCTCATCATATTGTGGAGACCATAACGCCGAGAGTTCGTATATCTTTTTGAACTTAATGATTTCCCTTGTTGGCAAGTTACTGTCTAGGTTGAGCCACTTTTCTTCCTTGATCATGAAGGAAAAGCTCATTCCTGAAATGTCTCCCCTTTTGATAGCGGAATACAAAGCTTTTGCTTCTGCGTTATTATCCACATCAAGTTTAGCTCGGAAGCTCAAACCTCTCTCATCCACAATGAGTTGCATTGTGGAGTTAGCGTTGTTATTTCTGCTCCTTGCTAGTGGAATAGCTCTGCCATTATGGTGGATAAAGAAAGGTACATCCTTTAGGTCTGCCCCATCGAGTGCTCCACGCTTGATAACTTCGATAAACCAGTTTCCTACGTTAGTTTCAACCTCGTAAGGTATTGCAAAGCCTTCGATAATTGCTCCTGGCTCATCAGCTGTAGGCTCAACGGCTCTGATTTCCTGCACCTCAAAATACCTGTTGAGTTTGTCATCCCTTTGTTCTGGTTTCTCTTTGCTCATTCCTATTTAAACCTCCTTGTTTTCTGATTTCGATTGCGACTGATTTAACTGGTACATGGTGATTATCGCCTTGTCGATATAATTCAACGACTGTGTAATACGTTCGCCTCCGTCAATTGGCGGGTATCCCAGCAACGCGAGTTTTTGGTTATCCTGTAAGAGCCCTTGCTCTCCTGCAGTCTTCAGTAACTCGATCTTAGATTTTGTACTTAAGTACATCATGTCGCGTTGATAAAAGACTATTTCGTTTCCAACATCAAGTTCGCGCTGTGTGAATAGCGTCTTTGAAAAAGCTTGTCCAAGACTTATAAGGATCGGTTCCAGCTTCCGCTCATAAAATGCTTGGTACTGCTCATCTGTAAAATCACCACTTATGATTGGGTACGAGACTCCAATGAAGTCCAAAACCTTATCCCGAAGGAATACCATCGTATCTTTATCAATAAGCTTAGGATCAACAGTAATTGGGGTATAATCTCCCTTGAGATCCATGGGCAAGATGCCCGTTATGCCGCTTGCGATCTTAGCCTCGAAGCTACTCCGCTCGGCTTTCTGCTTATCATCGTCAAGCATGGTATTTATTTTTAAGATACCTCGGACAGAGAGGGTTGTTTTAATTGCTTTACCTATCCCTTGTAAGACCGTGTCATTAATCTCCAGCACTTTCAGGAGTGCAGCGTTGTCCGGCTGCCCGTTTCTTCCGCCACCCATGATGGAATTGACGCTGAACTTCTTGCGAAGGTGGATCACATCCGAGTAGGCCAGTATAAAGTTATCCCCACTCTCGAAATGCAGGTCCACAAATAACTTTCCGGTTGAGTCTTGGATGAAGTCGACGCGCCTCGGGTCCAACGGATAAAACGCGGTGTAGTTTATATATGGCTTGCCTAGCTCGTCGTATTTTGTTTCATAGACGGGGTAAATAAAGGCGTTACAATTCAACTCCAAAAGCCAGATTATCTTTTCAAGGAAATCCTTGGTTGTCATGAGCTCATTCGGAGCAAATTTAAACAGCCTGTTAAGACTGCTGTTGACGGTTGTTTGCATTCCGTTTTTGTCGGTTCGGATGTGCCGAGGCATGAGCTTGCTAATCTCGGTCGCGATTACATCGACGCAGTTTTGGACGACGTCTGAGGCGTATATGTTTTGCCCAAACTGTGTGAAGATAGCTAGATTACCGTCAAGGAATTTTGCATATTGCATTTGCCTTCTGGTTTCCTTCGATGCAAACATGTTTTTTACGAAATCCGAGAATCCCAATTAATTATCACCACCATTCATCTTTTGATTTATGCGGCTCTTTTAACGAGCTCAAGAAACTCCGGTCTGTTATCAATATAAATCCTGTAGGCAATTATGATCGTCACGGCTCCGTCAATCTTCTTATCCTCTTTAGACTGGACCTTAACAGGCATCATCTCGAGTTTATTGTTTATGGCCAGTGCTGTATTTTCAAGGCAAGTCTTATCAATAGGATTGCTACCGTAGTTTATCAAGTTACCCTGTAGATCCTTCTCGACAAGTTTCATTGGCTCAGACATGCTCCCCCAAATCTGCTCTACTTTAACGCATTCAAAACCATAGCCCTCCATTTCCTTTACCCAGTAGATAGAGGACCATTTGTCGTACCCGACTTTATAAAGCTTGATATTATAATCCTTAAACAGCATTACAAACCAAGCCGTTACAAGACTAAAATCGTTTTCATTTCCCGGGGTGATAGTAATAAACCCTTGCCTAATCCATTCCTTGTACTTCGACAAATCCTCGCCCGATAAATCATCTAGTTTTGATTCCGGTATAAAATATTGCTGGTAGAAATACTTCTTACTGCTTCCTGGTTTCATGAACATAACACGCGCACTAGCCAAGTCCCCAGACTTCGATAGATCAACAGCTCCTATCGCGAAGCAGCCACGGAATTCCTCGACATCGAATACTTCTTGGCTCTCAATGTCCTCCGTAGATAACCACGCTTCAGCATTATTTTGTTTTATATTAAAGTCCTTGGCCAACATGAATATCCGCTCGGCTTTATCGTGCTGTGCCTTGCGGATCTGATCCTTAATGTACTTCTTTTTCTTAATCGTACCCAAACTGGGATTTGATTTACTCCAACTTGTAGGGTTTTGCCAAATCTCATTTTCATTATCTTGCGTATAAAGCCAAACCAATAGTGTCGAGTCTTCAATTTCCTTATTCAGGACTGACCGAGCGTATATTAATTCTTTGTCCAAGTACCCATCATTGACAAAGCCTTCGGTCGTGATATTAATGAACCACGGCTCGTCCTTTGTGGACTGTGATTGTTCGATGGACTTAGCAATCACATTGGTTTTCATCTCATTGCTTTCGTCCAATATAGCTCCGTCAATATTGCGGCCCTCTTTATTTCTGGTACGGTCGGATATCTTGAAAACCTTGCTCTTATTCTTAAGATTAAATATTCCCTTGATATTCTTGTGCGTGCGCTTATCCTTAGGGTCGAATTGTTCACGCATAGAATTCACTTCTTCGAAAATGATGGATGCCTGAGCGTCATCATTGGATGAACATACGATGTCGTTTCCACCAGTGCCACACATTAACTCGGTTAAGGTTAGCGCAGCACATAATGTGCTCTTGCCATTCTTACGACTGATCAGAAGTATTGCTTTCTTGAATCTTCTTAAGCCGTGTTGTGGTGGATCCTCTTCGTAGTAATCACGATACCCTTCATCGCTCCACTTGAAGGAGTAAAAGGCTTCAATAAATGCTTTTTCCCACAACTCAAGCATGAATTTCTTACCGAAGAACGGAGATTTCGTGTGTTTACAAAAAGTTTCAACGAATTCTATCCGGAAATCTGCGTCTTCTGTGTCGTAGATATAGGCAGGATTACTCAGATCTTCGACTAAGTTTTCCAGTTCAATGATGAGCTCTTGGCCTGCAATGATTTCGCCTGATTTAATTTTGTTATAGTATTCGAGAAGATAAGAGTGTTTTCCATTTATGAAGTTAGGCATAGGATTATCCAAATGAATTAACGGAACCAACGATAAGTGCAAAAATTAAGGTCGTAAACCATAACCAGCCAAGTACACATCCCGTTTTTGAATCTATAAATCTATCATAGGATTCGTTAAAGCGTTCAAGCATAATTACTACCCCCCTATTTTCTTTATATGATGTCCAGATGGGATGACGCGGCCACCGCAACATTCACAACTTCTGCCATCTTTTCGATGATCATTTTCGGGGACTATTTCAATTCCTCCGCAATCAAAGCATTCGTACTTCGTATCCTTAGTTCTTACACCGTCAAATTCTGCAGCGTTAGGAAGAACTATCACTTTGATTTTTTCAGTTTGCTCCTGTAGTCGGCTCTGTAGTTTTTTAATGTCTTCGAGTCGCATAAGGCAGGCTAATTTTACGAACAAAGTATCTCCATTTACCAAAATAGCCGTTCTTATTATGTTGTCAATCTTGATATCCATTTAACTCACTCCCCCTTCATTTTCTTCATAAACTCATCAAACGCATCGTCGCCCTCGACCGTATTCTTCATTAGCACGCCGTTCAGTGTTTTTATAATCACAGAGTATGAATTTACGTTTTTAAGATATTGCTTCGCCGTTTCGATCGGTTTCTGTATATCCGGATGCAGAGGATGGATTTTAACCATACCGGTTACTTCGATTGATTGCCTTAGGAAGTGGTTTTCGGCCAAGAGGAATGCGGCGTCTTGAATCAACCCCTCGACAAGCTTTGCCTTCGATTCCTCTACCTCAGCGAATATATTGGTCAACTTCGCCAGTTCTTTTTGATAGACATCACCTTTCGACATAAAACGGAATACCTCCAGAGGTTTTCAAAATTTTTTCCGTATGTTGTAAATGGG